ACACACAGGAGTTATACCGTTTCTCAAAAAATTCGAGGCAACAGTTAAGTGCTGTACTCAAAATGGTGTTCGTGGAGGCTCCGCTACGGTTCATTTCCCAATTTGGCATAAAGAAATTGAAGACATTATTGTTCTCAAAAACAACAAAGGAACGGAAGACAACCGAGTACGGAAATTAGATTACTCTATTCAGTTATCTAAATTGTTTTACGAAAGATTTATTAATGATGAAGATATTACTTTATTTTCACCACACGAAGTACCTGAACTTTACGAAGCTTGGGGTACCGATAAGTTTGATGAACTGTATGAAATTGCAGAAAGAAAAACAAGTGTAAGTAAAAAGAAAATATCAGCACAATCTTTAATCTTTGATATGTTAAAAGAAAGAGCTGAAACTGGTCGTATCTATATTATGAATATTGACCATTGTAATACTCATTCTAGTTTCAAAGATAGAGTTTATATGTCTAATTTGTGCCAAGAAATTACATTACCTACTGACCCTATTCAACACATTGATGGAGAGGGAGAAATTGCATTGTGTATTCTATCAGCAATTAATGTTGGTAAAATAAACCATGTGGAAGAATTAGAACCATTATGTGAATTAGCAGTAAGAAGTTTAGATGAGATTATTGACCATCAAAGATATCCTGTTAAGGCAGCTGAAGTATCAACTAAGGCAAGAAGAAGTCTTGGTATTGGATACATTGGTCTTGCACATTATTTGGCAAAACATAAAGTTAAGTATGCTGACAAAGAAGCATTAAAATTAGTAGATGAATTAACTGAAGCATTCCAATATTATCTATTGGCGGCTTCTTGTGACCTTGCTGAAGAAAAAGGTCCTTGTGAATATTTTAATAGAACAAAGTATTCTGACGGTATTCTTCCTATAGATACTTACAAAAAAGAAGTAGATGAGTTGGTGAAACCAAATTTCAAATACGATTGGGAAGGTCTAAGGAAAGATATTGCGAAAAACGGGCTACGACATAGCACACTCACAGCCCAAATGCCGTCTGAAAGCTCTAGTGTGGTTTCCAATGCTACAAACGGCATTGAACCACCTAGGGATTATTTAAGTGTTAAGAAATCTAAAAAAGGTACACTAAAACAGGTTGTACCACAATATCAACAATTAAAGAATTTTTATACTTTATTGTGGGATATGAAAGATAATAATGGATATATAAATATCGTTGCAGTTATGCAGAAATACTTTGACCAAGCTATTTCTGGCAACTGGTCATATAATCCAGAGAACTATGAAGACAACCAGGTTCCTGTGTCCGTTATGGCACAAGACCTATTGAATACTTACAAGTATGGTTGGAAGACTTCATATTATCAAAATACATATGACGCTAAGAAAGATATTGATGAACCAGCACATCCAGTTGGTTGGAAAGACAATGTAGAAGAAGTTAACCCAGCAACTACTTTACAAGATGAAGAAGCTTGTGATAGTTGTACAATCTAAAGGAGCGTTATGTCATTTTTATGTGTAAATACTCCTCATATAGATGTGTTTGTCAAAAAGGAATATCTTTATGACCACCAAAAAGGGCACGGTGAGTTAGTCGAAGGCATTTGGTGTACGGCAAAGTCTATACAAGGCAGAGCATTGTATTTTGAAACATACTTACCTGAGTATGGTGCTTTATTTGATAAACTACCAATATCCGCATTTGTGTGGAAAAAAGATTACGGAGAAAGTTTACCGTTAACAGAACTACAATTATGGGATTGTTTTAGTTACGATATAACAATTGTAGAAAAGAAAATGTTAACAGGCCAAAGGGCTAAGTATCTTTCGCCAACAAAAAAGTGGCATAGAGGTTGGTATCTCTTTACGATTGATAATTGTAATGCTACAAATATAGAAAGAAATGTAACTTATAGTGAAATACCAAGTCAACATAAGTCATTTAATATTTTAAAATTAGAAAACGGTCATTTTGCGGCTCAACCAAATAATAGAGTATTATTTTTTGATAAGTCGTTGACACCTAGTGAACTAAAATTTCCAGACTTTAAAGTTTCTACAGTAGAATATTCAGTAGAAGGCGAAGAAAAATGGACAGCTGGTGATAGTGATGAATTTTTCTACGAACTGAAAGAAGACAAGAATGGAAAATAGTTTATTAATACATAAACATTTAATAGTAAGAGCTGAAATTAATAATCCGCCAAAAGAAGTAACCTCATTCGAGCAATGGCTTAAGGATTTTGTTAATTTCATTAATATGAAGGTTTTATTGGGGCCAGTAGTTGCGTATTGCGACAAGGCCAGGCAATAGAGGAATAACGGGAGTTGTAGTGATTGAAACAAGTCATATTGCTATCCATGTTTGGGACGAACCAGTACCAGCAATGATGCAGCTAGATGTTTATAGTTGTGCTGAATTTGACCCATACAAGATTGCAGAAAAGATAAAAAGTGATTTCAATGTTACAAAACTAGATTATAAATTTTTAAACCGAGAAACAGGTTTAAAACCAATACGATTGAAAAAGGAGAAAATGTAGTGGCGAGAAGTGTGTTTAACAAAGATAAAGGATTAGACTTTACGAAACAACCAATGTTTTTTGGACCTGATTTACAGGTTCAACAATATAGTGATATGAAATATCCTATCTTTGATAAACTAAATCAACAACAACTTGGTTATTTCTGGAGACCTGAAGAAGTGTCTTTACAGAAAGATAGAAACGATTACTTACAATTAAATGAACAACAAAAGTTTATTTTTACAAGTAATCTTAAATATCAAACTATGTTAGATAGTGTACAAGGTAGAGGACCGTGTTTGGCCTTTTTACCATTTGTATCTATACCAGAACTAGAAGGTTGTATTGTAACTTGGGATTTTATTGAAACCATACATAGTAGAAGTTATACATACATTATTAAAAATCTATACTCTAATCCAAATGAAATCTTTGACACTATTATTGAAGATGAAAAGATTGAGAAAAGAAGTAAGTCTGTAACTCAAACTTATGATAATTTAATTCAATTAGGTTATAAATGGCATCTAACACCAGATAAAGTTGATTTACAAGAACTTAAAAAGAAAATGTACCTTGCAATGGTTACAGTTAATATTTTAGAAGGCCTAAGATTCTATGTATCATTTGCTTGTTCATTTGCATTTGGTGAATTAAAATTATTAGAAGGTTCAGCAAAGATTATATCTTTTATTGCAAGAGATGAAAGTCAACACCTTGCAATGTCACAAACAGTTATTAATAACTGGAGAAATGGTGATGATAAAGATATGATGCCTATTATGAAAGAATGTGAAAAAGAGGTCTATACAATGTATGACGAAGCTGTACAGGAGGAAAAGCGTTGGGCAACTTATCTATTTTCCAAAGGAAGTATGATTGGATTATCCGAAAAACTGTTACACCAGTTTGTAGAATATATGGCGAACAGGCGTATGAAAGCAATCGGCCTAGAACCAAGATACGAACAAAAACAAAATCCGTTACCTTGGGTAGACCATTGGTTAAACAGCAGAAGCCTACAGAACGCACCACAAGAAACAGAAATCGAAAGTTATGTGATTGGTGGTGTTAAACAAGATGTTAAGAAGGACCAATTTAAGAAATTTAAACTATAATGGAAAAGCGTATTAAAAACTGTTCATCCTGTGAAACTAAATATACCATAGTATGGGACTTTGACGAGCAAGATTTAGAGCCGTTAAATTGTCCATTTTGTGGATTTGAAGTAGAACAGGAAGAAGATGAAGAAATCTGGTCAAACGAAGACAGTAACGAAGACGATAATTGGAATTGATTATAGTTTAACAAGTCCTGCCATTTGTATTAATATTGATGGTGATGCAGGATTAATGTTTTATTACCTGACTAATAAGAAAAAATGGACAGGTAAAATAAGTGAGGAAATTATAGGATATGAACATAAAGAATGGACTGACCCAATTCAAAGATTTGGTTACATTTCAGATTTTGCTTTGGACCTCATATCTGGCCTTTATAACCCAATCGTTTTCATTGAGGGTTATTCATTTGGGTCAAAAGGTCAAGGCATTTTTCAAATCGCCGAAAATTGCGGAATACTTAAATTCAGATTACAAGAATCAAAGATACCTTACGAAACTGTTGTACCTAGTGTTGTTAAAAAGGGTGCGACAGGTAAAGGCAATGCTGACAAAGATATGATGTACGAAGCCTTTATCAAAGAAACAAACATTGACTTGAAGAAATTATTTGATACAGATAAAGTAGGTAATCCTATTTCTGATATTGCAGATAGTTATTTCATACAAAAGGTTGGTTATGAAAATAGTATTAAGAGCACAAAAACATCCTGATAACATCTACGGCATTATAGAAGAATTTGATTTAACAGAAATCAGGTGTATGCCAACAGATGAATGGTTAAAAAATAGAATGGACGAATTTGATTATTGGTCCTCTTTTGAAAACCATGGTATGATTTATCCTATCACAGTTTCCCCACATACAGAATCTTGGGTGCAAAACATAATCAAACAAGAATCAAACGGTAAGCCTAAAAAACCTCATCATCTATATGCTAATGGTGAAGTTAAACCTGGTCTATATGTACAAACAGGTAATAAAAGAGTTTATTGGGCTAGAGAAAAAGGTTATACACATATAGAAGGATATTTAATCAAAGACAAAGAAATGAAAAGTAAAATAAGAACTGAACTACATATACCTCATGGAGAAATACCAAGATGAAATTAAAAATAGTTAAAGGTTGGTATCTGCCAGACTATGACACACATTTTGAGTCTATGTTAAAAGAAGTCAATGGTGAATTTACATATCAACAATCACATAGAGATTATGTTTTAGAATTTGTAGATAAGTTT